CACCTATTGAAAGTGAAGTAAAGAAAGCTGTAGAAGAAACACAGGCTGGTGGAGTAGAAAAAGTATTAGGTGAGGAAACAGTTACAGCGTCTAGAAAAGTATCTGATGAACTAGGCAATCCATTTGGTAGTTCTAATCTATTTGGATCTATTGGTTCTGGTATAAGTAACATACTATCACAACTCGTTTCTCTTAGTTTTAATCAGCCAGGATTTAAATCGCTTGACGGCACTACAGCATTTTTGCCAGAAGGTGTACAGCTAATAAATGCTTCAGGAGAAAAGGTTACACCACCTCCAGTTGTAAATAATAATGGGCATACAAATGTTGCAGACTTAGTTTCTACTAAACAAAGTAAAAAGAATCTATACACTGCTGGTTTAGAAGATTCTAAATGGGCAGGTGTAAATAGTAGAGGTACACAAATCGGAGGTAGTTATGAGTTTAAAACATTAAGCTCAACTGATCACATTGAAGCTGAAATGAGATTTGCTTCTAACCAAAGAGAAATTACAAGTTTAATTATTGATTGGACTAATCTGCCATTTGGTTATGATAACTATACAATTGATGAGATACATCAATCAATAGGTGAATTACATACAAAGGAATACGGCATAAACGTTGTTAATGCAAAGCCAAATGATTATGGTATACAAACTCATATGTACGTTCACCAAAGTGGTAAGATAAAAAGAGCTGTACCACCTAAGAATCCAATTAAAGCACTTAAGTATCCTGTAAGGCAAGACATATACGATCATTGTATACACATTACATTAAATGCAAGTTCAACTACTGGCCGGCCACATAGGCAATTAGAATCTTTAGATGAAATAATAAAAACTTTTATAAAGGTATTTCCTGGTGCTGAAATTTTAGGTGCAAATGATTTACTACCTGAACTATCAACCACAGCACCTGGCTTTAGTGTTCGACCATATGTGTTACGTAAGTTTGGTAAAGAATCTGTTAATAAAGAAATACCTGTTACTATTATTCCATCAGCAAAACAATTAGCAGACTTACAGCCTGATAATGTAGTAACACCACAATCAGAACACAATAAAAGACCCGATCCTAATAAACTTATAACTCAGTTAGGAATGGATGTAGATTATAAATCAACTTCAGAAACTTGGTTTAATGATAACCAAGACACTATTGATTTGCTTAGACAGAAAGCAGAAAAATCTTATGAGTCTGTAAAAGAAGACGGGTCTGGAATATCAAACAAACAGGTTACAACATTAGATGAACAACATAACACTAAACTAATGGCTAACCTAAGAAATAAATTAGCTGCAGCTAATAAAGGATTACGTTATGTCTGATGATATTGAAAAAACATTAAAGAATAAGACTAAAGCTAGAGAAGGTTATAAAGATCCTAGTAATAACTTTCCTAGTGTAGGATATGGAAACTCTTCTTCTTTAAACAAAGCTGCTAGAGGTGTACACACAAATGAATTGTATATTGGTGGTGGTACAACAGATTTAAATTTAGACTTAAAAGAAAACGATCATTCGGAATATCCACTCAACCAAGTAAAAGAATCAGTATCAGGTCATATATCTGAAGTAGACGATACACCAAACAATGAAAGATTGTTATGGAGACATAAAACTGGATCAGGTGTAGAGATGAGACCTGATGGAACTATAATCGTTTCTTCTAGAAAAAATACTATCCATATTACTGGTGGAGACCAAAAAGTAATTATTGAAGGCGATGGTGATGTACATTATATGGGTAACTTGAAACTACACGTATCCGGAGATCTGGATATGGAAGTTGGCGGTGACTATAACTTAAGAGTACAAGGTGATAAGAATGAAGAGATACATGGTGGATCAAATACAAAGGTATATGAAAATAAATTAGAAACAGTGTCAGGTAATTCTTCTACGTTTGTTACAGGTGCAAATACCGAAACCTACTTATCTGACTATAATAAAATCGTAAAAGGTAATAACACCGAACGTGTTGCGGGCAAGCACGCAGAGTACATAGGTGATGATGCAATTGTGACAGCAAAGAACGCAATGAACTTTACATCTCCAGATATAAACATTGCTGCAAATGATTTAACTGCCATTGCTACTACAGGTGCGATAGGTGGTGATAATGTAATTCACTATGGAAAAAATTACTATGGTACATCTGCTACGTTTACTGAAGGTGTTACAGGTCCAGTATTTCATGGTGATCTTCAAGGTACAGCAGTCAGAGCAATTACAGCAGACGTTACAAACTCTCAGAATTATTCAGATCCAGATACGCATGATGGTAGTGCTGGTAACACAGGTTCTGCACAAGGTTACACTGCAGACAATACTCCAACAGACACTAGCAATAGAATGACACCTCCTGGTCCAAGTTCAACTACAATGGATCAATACTTAAATCAATCAGACAAAGGTGTAAGAACTGTTACGGTAGATCCTGGTGATGTAATGAAAAATACGATTGATAAGACATCTCATTATGGTGGAATATCGAAGTATCCTCTTACAACTGAAATGGTTAGGTCAAGATTACGAGATCCAAACACTGCAAGAAATAAAACGTTTATTGGTAGAGCTATAGCTGAAAATGTTTTATCTCCTAGTTATATTCAACAAAAGCCTGAAAAGTTTGAGATAGGATTAATATTCAATCGCGATGGTACAGGTAAAATTCCTGCTGGTAAGTTACTTGGCAACGAAGATATGAAACTAGAAAAGATTGCTACTGAAGCAAATACTATTGTAGTTCGGACACTTATCCCTAATCAATCTTATAATCCTGAACAACAGTATCAAAAATACGGTGTAATAAATGGTCATACTAAATTGGCTTCAGGTATATCACTGGCAAAATTCTTAGGTGGATATGGAGATCCTAACACATTAGAACATATTACAGATGACGTTGAGCGAGTAAAGATTGCTCGTAACTTATATGCACATGCTGAATTTATGAATGCAGCTCAACAATATTTAGAAGAACTTAACAGTCATCGTTTAATAGTTACTGAAGGCTTATATAAAAAACGACCTGATGAAACATTAGATCCAAATAGTCTTAACCTATTAGCATCACGAGGTCAGGTAGTTGTATACGAATTAAGAGATAGAAATGGATTAATTGATATAGAGAAAACATTTGATTTGGCATTGTATTGTAAAGACTATGTTAACTTTGATCGAATGATTCTTGATTATGATTCATATAATCCTGATGATAGCTTAAATGCTCAAGTCATTATACAAATGCCTGCTGTAAATGCAGATTGGAATATGAGATATCGAAATGAAATTGAAACAAGATTTAATAATTACACACAAACAAACGGTGAATTGGTAGAAATATCAGAACCACCTGTATAAACTATATAAATAGGAATAACAACATTAGAGGATTAAATGGCTAAAGCGTTTTCGGTAGAAGATACTAATCTTAATACATCGATACTTAGTTCTAGAGCTCGTAACTATAAGGATTTGGATTTAACATTTAGTCCAAAGCCAGCAGGAGATGTATTTAAAAAATTAGATGCTGCTTCTGTAAAACAAGCTGTAAAGAATCTTTTAATGACGGCACAAGGTGAAAAACCATTTCAACCATATTTCGGATCACAGTTAGGAGAAGCGCTGTTTGATTTAGATACTGACTTTGATCCAGAATATGTACAGAATATTATAGCAGATGCCATACAAACATATGAACCAAGAGCTCACCTATTAAGAGTTAGTGTTCAGCTACAACCAGATTTTAATTCAATAGACGCATCAGTAGAATTTCAAGTTGTAAACACAAAAGAAATTGTAGTAGTTGATGTATCATTAGCGAGGCTTAGATAAATGGCTGCAACAGTTATTAAATCGTCTGATCTTGATTTTAACAATATCAAAGAATCATTAAAAAATTTCTTTAAACAGCAGGATGAGTTTTCTGATTATGACTTTGATGCTTCAGGTCTTAATAATGTTTTAGATGTTTTGGCATACAATACTCACTTAAATGGATTAACTGCAAACTTTGCAATTAACGAATCCTTTTTACCTACTGCACAATTAAGAGCATCTATCGTATCTCATGCTGAAACGTTAGGATATGAAGTTAGATCAATCACTACGTCAAAAGCAGTTTTAAATCTTAATGTCAATATGGCAGGAGTTGTAGGTCGGCGGCCACAGATACAGTTACCAGCAGGTTGGACATTTACATCTTCAATTGACGGTGTGTCATATACATTTAGAACATTAGAATCTTATTTTGCAAGAGATGATGGAACTGGAAACTATACATTTAAAACATCAGAAGATTCTCCTAACATACCAGTGTTTGAAGGTGTAGAAAAAACCAAGACATTTTTTGTTGGTGAACAGAATGAAAGACAAATCTTTGTAATACCAGATGAAACAATTGATACAGCTACAGCAAAAGTAAATGTATTCGACACCGCTACATCTAGTAATTTTCAGGCATACATTCCACTAAGGTCAGCTGTGACAATTGATAAAGATACAAGAGTATACTCAATTCGCGAAGCGCCTAATGGAACTTATGAATTAAACTTTGGTGACGGTGTATCCTTTGGTAAGAAACCAGATCCTGGTAATAAAGTAACTGTTACTTATCTTTCAAGCAAAGGACCACTAGCAGACAATGGAACTGTATTTACTTCTAATAATGATTTTAATCACCTTGGCTTGGACTATCCAGTTGTTGTTACAACTCAAACCGAATCAACAGGTGGCGCGGATAAGCAAACAATCGAAAGTATCAAACAACTTGCACCAATCGCATATGCATCGCAAAATCGATTAGTTACATCGTTAGATTATAAAGGAATGATATTAAGTAACTTTACAGATGTAACAGATTGTAACGTCTGGTCTGGAGATCAGAACGTTCCACGTGATTATGGTGCTGTATATGTTTCATTAAACTTTGCAGATAATACATCGCAGACTGTACAAGATCAAATTAAAGCAGGAATCATTGGTCAGTTTACTGATAACTTATCAGTCGTTTCAATTACTACAAAATTTACAGATCCTACAGAACTATTCTTAGAACTTACACTATCTTTCCAATTTGATCCTTCACTTACAGGTATCAGTTTATCTGCTACTGAAAGCTCAGTGTATAGATTTTTAAATTCATATTTCTCAAGGAATCTAAATAAGTTTGGTAAAATATTTAGACGTAGTAATATGTTAACTGAAATTGATGCTATTGATCAGGCTATACTTTCAAGTAAGTGTGATGTAAAAGCACAGTTAAGATTTAATCCAACAATAGGTGATAAGAGAACATTTGAACTACAATATCCTATGGATATAGCTGCACCTGATCCTTATCGATATATGGTACAATCACAGACATTTGAATTTGAAGGAACCATCGCAGTTATAAGAAATAAACTTAACTCTACTAGGTTACAGGTAACAGACATTGATGGCAACGTTCTTTTAGATAATGTCGGCGAATACTTTCCAAGTACTGGTTTAGTTAAGATAGTAGGATTTACACCTGAAGCATTTATAGGCGGTGAAGATTTTATTAAGGTATCAGTCGTACCATTGAATGAAAGTATAATTAAACCATTACGCAATTATGTAATAAAAATCGATCCAAGCTTATCATTTGCAACAGCAAGCGTAGATAGACAAGACACTACATCAACGGTATAAATTCATGGCAGCATTCGCACAAACACTTAGAGATTTTGGCAGACATGCAACTAATCTAAATAAAACTCTGGTTGATGAAATATTACCAGAACATTTTAGACAAGACTATCCTAATTTAATAACTTTTCTAGATGCTTATTATGAGCATTTAGATTCTGCAGATAATTTTGGCGGTGTTATTGAAGAGCTGCAAACGTTAAGAGATATTGAAGATGCTAAGTTAGAATATTTAGATTTACTATTTGACGAAATTGGTTTAGGTATTTCACAAGGCCAGTTCGTTACACCAAGAGAAGTTATTCGAAACTTTGGTAATTTCTTTAGAGTTAAAGGTTCTGAATATTCTATTCATGGATTTTTTAGAGCGTTCTTTAATGAAGAGATTGAGATCTTTCATCCTAAGGACAGCCTGTTTATTGTAGGTCAATCTAGAGTTGGTACTGAAGATGCTAAGAAAATACAAGACGGACGACTATTTCAAGTTTTCTCTACACTAATTAAAGGACCTATTCCTTTAGTTATATGGGAAGCTTTATATAGAAAATATGTACATCCATCTGGATTTTACTTAGGTGCAAATGTTGTTTTAGAAGCAGAACCTCGGGTTCCTATTACCACAGTAGCATCTATTCCGTTTATCAATCCAAACATTAATGTGTTTGGTAGTGCAGCATTAGTATATGATCCGGAAGGAGAAGTGGTAGGCGCTTTAAGAGGATTCCGTATTACACCAGATGCTGGTATTGCGAAAACAATAAGTGGTTATCGAGCTGCATTTGATGGTCTGGACGGACAAGACTCAGATCAAATTAATAATGAAGCAACGCTATACATGAATAGAGGTTTTGTTGTAGATGGTTATGTCGGAGGCGATAGAGAACGTTTTTATCTACGTGATAGATATAATTTATCTAGAACAATTAAGAAGTTTCAGAATATGACTATTGCTGAGCTCGAAGGGTACTATAGCAGTATGTACGAAATGGGTGGATACTGGGTATCATTTGACGATAAGACAGATTCAGCCGGTACAACTTCAAATAATGTTCCACTTTCGTCTGTTAAATTTTCATCAACAAATGACACATTTGATGCTAGATCCTACTTCAGACAGTAGTGTAACTATTATAAATAATGTTAAACATTTTAGGAATTAAAAATGGCAAGACAGATTATAAACAGAGGCGCAACAGGTAATGACGGAACCGGTGATGATCTATATACCGGTGCTGGAAAGATAAATGATAATTTCGAAGAACTGTATAATGCTGTACAAGATATTGAAACTATCGTTGGTACAGACTCATCCGTTAACCTAGGCGTATCATTAGCGACTAGTTCAGTTGTATGGGAAGGTGCCACTGCCGATTCTCATGAAACAACTTTATCAGTCATTGATCCAACAACTGACAGAACAATCAACTTGCCAGATAGCAGTGGTACAGTAGCTTTAAAACATAATATTCCAGATACAATTGATTCTGATTATGTGCAAAGTAAAGCTGTAGAATTAGATTTAAGAAATTATTCAGTAGCTACTGCACCGACAGGGTCACACGGTAAAATGATATTTACAACCGACGGAGATTCAGGTAGTCCATGTCTAGCAATTTTCGACAGTGCAGCCGGTTTTTATAAACGAATCGCTCTCGGCGGTGCAATTAGTACTTAATAGGATATAAACAATGCCAGCAACTATTACAGATACCTTAAGACAACAGATTGCTCGAGATTTCTTCGAGCGGTTTGAACAACAGACTCACAATTATTATGTGGGTATTGGTAGGTCACAACCATGGGATTCGAACGAGACAGTTCCTATTCCTATTAACAGTCCTCAAGAAGTTTCTAAATTAAGAAATGCCTTGCAGTCTATTAAAAAGGTTAAGTCTACATCTCTTGTTGTTCCTCGTAACAATTGGTCAAATGGTAGGATCTATTCTCCATATGATGATACAGTAGCAGGTTATCCTGCACAACCTTACTACGTAAAGAATGATAACAACCAAGTATATGTCTGTTTAGAAACTGGCCGTAACAGACTAGGTGTTGCTCAACCTTCTACAGTAGAACCGACAGGTGCTAATCATAGTTCTTTCAGAACTGCCGACGGTTACGTATGGAAGTTTATGTATACCATAAGTGGATCACGGCAAGAGCAATTCCAATCATCAAATTTTATACCTGTACAAAAACAATTTAATGTTGATTCTAACTCTACTGGCATTGAGTTAAAACAAAAAGCAGTACAAGATAGTGCGATACCAGGACAGGTTTTAAGCGTTGCTCTAGAAGATGGTGGCACAGGTTATACAAGTATACCAACAGTTACAATTACAGGTAATGGTGTTGATGCAAAAGTTGTAGCCGACATTGATTCTGGTGCAGGTGTAGTTTCACGTCTTCGAATAAAAGACAGTGCTCATCCGAGCGGACCAGGCACTACAGCTCCATTAGCACACGGTAATGGGTACACTATAGCATTTGTTACA